AAGCCAAAAGCTCCATCTATATCTACTGCATCAAGAAGAGCATTGATATCAGGTGCTGGTGGTGGTGCATTAAGAAGAAATCTTTTATGAAACTAGACTACAAACCCCCAGGGGCAGTAGCAAAAGCATTTATGAAAGATGGTTCTTTTGTACGTGGTATAAGAGGGCCAGTCGGAAGTGGGAAATCTGTTACTTGTTGTATGGAAATAATGAGGAGATCAGTTGCCCAACAGCCCAATGATCAAGGTGTAAGAAAGAGTCGTTGGGTTATTATTAGAAACACAAATCCACAACTTAAAACTACAACTATCAAAACATGGAGAGATTGGTTTGACGATAGTTTGGGTCGTTTTGTGTGGTCACCACCATATACACATAATGTATGTTTTGCTCTTGGAGATAAGACTACAGTAGAGCTAGAGGTAATATTTTTAGCTTTGGACAAGACTGAAGATGTAAAAAAGCTATTATCTTTAGAGTTAACTGGTGTTTGGGTAAATGAAGCTAGAGAGATAAATAAAAATATAATAGATGCTTGCACAATGCGTGTAGGTAGATATCCATCAATGAGGGAGGGTGGCCCATCTTGGTATGGTGTTATTATGGATACAAATGCTCCAAGTGAAGATCACTGGTGGGGAATTGTAGCTGGTGAAGTACCAATACCTGAGTACATGACACAAGAAGAAAAGCTGCTTATGGTCAAGCCTGACGATTGGAATTTCTTTTCACAACCATCTGCTATGTTTGAGAAAAAAGATGTACATGGCAATTTATCAGGATATGAAGCTAATTTACAATCTGAGAACAGGGTAAACTTACAAAATGAATATTATGACAAGATAATTTTGGGTAAAGCTCCTTCTTGGGTAAAAGTATATGTATTAAATGAATACCAAGCCTTATTAGATGGTAAGCCAGTTTATCCTACATTTAGAAGAGATACTCATGTTTCTAATGAGCCATTAGTGCCATCAGAAACCAGCGATGTAATTGTTGGCATTGACTTTGGTAGATCCCCATCAGCTGTCTTTTGTCAGCAGTTGCATTCTGGAAAATGGATTATATTCCATGAGATAATTGGCAAAGACATGGGTGCTATAAGATTTGCAGATATATTGAAAAAAGAAATATCTAAAAACCAATGGGATAAGCACACATATAAATTTATTGGTGATCCAGCTGGTAATCAAATGGCACAGACTTCTGAGCATACACCATTTATGATGTTGCGAGCATCAGGGATTAATGCTTATCCAGCACCTACAAATGATATATCTATAAGAGTAGAGGCAGTTGAATCTGTAATAAATAGAATGACAGATGGTTTTCCATCTCTTACAGTCAGCCCTACTTGCACTAATTTGATATCAGGGTTTGAGGGTGGTTATCAATTTAAGAGAATGTACTATATGGGATCAGAGAGATATGAAGAAAGACCTGATAAAAACAGATTCTCACATTGCCATGATGCATTACAATATGCTTTCTTAGGAGGAGGTGAGGGTCGAAAGGTAATGTTAGGTGGTCAAAGAGCAGCTACTGCGACTGTTGTTGAAAGAACAAGTAATCCGTTTGATAGAATGAAACGAAGAAATAATAAAAATAGTAGATTTGGAAGGCAAATGGCTAGATGAAGTGGATAATTTGCTTTTGTGATAGTAAAAATATAGGTTTATGGAAGCTATTTACCAAATATCGTGCTGGATTCACTCATGTTTATGCTGTTAGATACGATCCTGAGTTAGAATTGTGGCAAAAAGTAGAAATTACTACAAATGGTTTTGATTTTCAGAGTTTAAAAGGTGAAAAAGCTACAGAATTAGTGTTAAATATGCATTTATGCAACACTTGTGTAGAGGTAGATATAAAAGATTATCCTATTTATATACCAAGATTGTTTTATTGTGTTAGTTTTATAAAGCATCTGTGTAATGTTCGTAAGTTTTGGATCTGGACACCTTATCAGTTGTATTGTGAATTGCTAAAAAGAAAAGGTTCAATAATATTTGAATCAAAAGATTTATTGGAGTCATCAAATGGGTAGTCTATTTTCAACACCAAGAGTTGCACCTGATCCTGAATTAGCCAAGCAAAAAGCAGAACAAGAACGAATTAACAAAGAAGCTGCTGCTGATCAGAAGTTTCAACGTGAAGAAAAGGTAAGAAAGTTAGCAAGTAATAAAATTGGACAAAAATCCCTACAAGACGAAGATGTAGAAGGTTTTACTGGATATAGACGTAATCTTACCAAGTCTAAAACTATGGGAGGAAGCTACAATGCGTAGTGAATATGGTGGAGATTCAGGCAAAGCACCAGCTGGTGGTCAATCTGGAGATCGTGCCGAATACCAAAAAGTAATGAATCGATTCAAAAAAGCCAAAGGTAGATGGCAGAATTGGTCTGATATATGGGAAGAGATATATGATTATGTATTACCACATAGAGAAAGTTTTTTCGGTGAGTATGCTGGTCAAAGACGAACTGAGAATATTTATGATGAAACAGCAGTAACTGGACTCCCTAGATTTGCCTCAAGACTTCAGCTTGGCTTTTTTCCTCCAAATGGTCGAGCATTTAAACTAGCCCCAGGCCCTGAGTACCCAGCAGAGAGCATCAACTCTCAGCTATTGAAAGAACTTGATGATATTACGGAACTACTACATGAAGGGCTAAGAAATAGTAATTTCAATTCCGAGTTTCATGAAGGTCTTCAAGATTTAGGTATAGGTACGATGAATATGCTTGTTGAATCAGGACGTTTTACAGGCGATCTCCATTTTACTGCTGTACCACCAAATAACGTGGCACTTTTATCAGGTGCTATGGATCAAGTGACTGATTGGTTTCGATGGAATTACGACTGTGAAATTACAGATGTAAAGCATAGATATCCTGATGCAAAGTTTAGTAAGGACATGGAGCTTGTACAACAAAGAGATCCACATAGAAAGACTAGAATAATTGAAGCAACTATGTTTGATAGTGATGATAAATTTAAAGATGAATATACTTATTTTCTTTTATCAGAAACAGACAACCATATTTTACAAAAGACTAAGTTAAAAGGCAAAGGATCACTACCTTGGTTGACAACAAGATGGTCTAAAAGTGGTATGGAAGTTTGGGGAAGAGGCCCAGTACTACAAGCTATGCCAGCAATTAAAACTTTGAATCTAACTGTGCAGCTTATTCTTGAGAATGCAGAAATGGCAATAGGTGGTGCATATGTATATGATGATGATGGTGTATTCAATCCTGATAACATTACAATACAGCCTGGGACATTTATACCAAGAAGCCCAGGGAGTTCATTAGAATCTTTACAAAGCCCAGCACGTTTTGATGTTGGTCAATTAATATTGGAGGATATGAGAAGAAATGTCAGGAAGGCTATGTATATTGATGAACTCGATTCAAGAGCAAATGCGAAGACACCATTGTCAGCAACAGAAGTTTCAGAAAGGCTTGCTGACGTGGCAAGAGATATGGGAGCAGTCGCAGGGAGAATGCAGAAAGAATTTTTGCACCCATTGGTTGAAAGGATCGTACATATATATTCAGAGCAAGGTATCTTGGATATACCGAAAGTTGATGGTAGGGAAATAAGAATAGTACCAGTATCACCATTGCTAAGGGCTCAAGATCAACAAGATGTTGCTGATTTTGTCAGATTTCAACAAACTATAGCTGGAACATTTGGGCCTGACATAACACCAGCATTGTATAATCAAGAAAAAGTAATACAATATCTAGCATCAAAGTTTGGTGTTAAAGAAGAACTATTGGCTAGTAGAGATGAAGTACAAGGGAACATTGACATGGCATTACAACTAATGCAACAACAACGAGGACAATAATGAAAAAGGAAAAAGTCAATGCATCTATCGATAGTCGAAGCTACACTACTGAAGTTGAAGCTGATCTTAATAATAAAGCCTATGCTCTTTTTGGTTCAGGGATTGGCAAGTTGTTCCTTCAATATTTGGAGAATCTCACAACGGGCAACATTCATGGGGCAGGCGTACCAATCGAAAGTCTTGCTCACTTTGAAGGTCAGAGGTGGGTAGTTGCACTAATAAAACATAGAACAGAACTTGGGAGAAGAAATGGCGATACCAACTAATCCAGCACTATATGCAAAAGCCAAAGCTATTGTAAAAAAAAGAGTTGCTAAATGGCCATCGGCATATGCCTCAGGGCAGTTAGTTATTCAATATAAGAAAATGGGTGGTGGTTATAAAGGTGGCAAAAAGACATGAGTCTTAAGAAGTGGTTTGGTGAAAAGTGGGTTGATATATCCACAAAGAAAGATGGTAAGCACCCAAAGTGTGGAAGAACTATGGGAGATGGTAGAAAATATCCCAAATGTGTACCATCATCTAAAGCTGCAAGAATGACAGTAGCTGAAAAACGAAAAGCCACCACAAGAAAAAGGAAGACAAACCCTGAAGGTGGTGGTAAAAAACCAACTTATGCAAGGACGTAACAAATGGCAAAGACACCAGCATGGCAACGTAAAGAAGGGAAAAACCCAAGTGGAGGACTCAATGCCAAAGGTAGAGCAAGTTTACGTCGTCAGGGGAAGAATATCAAACGTCCTGTTTCTGAGAAAGAAGCTAAGAAAAGCCCAAAAGCAGCTGCAAGACGTAAATCATTTTGTAAAAGAATGATGGGAATGAAAAAGAAATTGACTAGTAAGAAAACGGCTAATGATCCAAATAGTCGTATTAATAAAGCACTAAGAAAGTGGGACTGCTAAATAAGGAGATAATATGTCTGATGAACAAACAACTCAAGAAAGCAATGAAAGCACCGATACAGAAGTCCAAAGCACCATTGCAAACGACACAGGTGAACAAAACGAAGTCGAACAAAAAGACTCAACAGAAAGACCTGAATGGCTTGATGCTAAGTTTGAAACACCTGAGCAGTTGGCAAACAGTTATAATCAACTACAGCAAAAGTTTCATAGCCGTCGTGATGAAATTAAAGCAGAGCTTGTGGACGAACTTAATGAAGAGGCTTCCAAAGAAGTTCCAGTAACACCAGCTGATTATAAGCTAGAGGTACAAGATGAAGAAGGTAATAATTTAGACGTACCTGAAGATGACACTATGTTAAATTGGTTTAGAGATAAGGCACATAATATGGCTTTATCACAAGATGAATTTAGTGATTTTGTTTCTGAGTATATGACAATGCAAGCACAAAGTGGGCCTGATTGGAATGTAGAATCAGAAACTCTTGGTGAACACGCTGATAGAAGACTGGAAAGAATAGATGCCTGGGCAAATTCAGTATTAGGTGAACCTGATTACAATACGTTTGCAAGTATTCCAGCATCAGCTGGTATGGTTAAGTTTTTTGAATCCATTATGGAATTAAATGGTCAGCCTAAGTTTAATATGACATCTACTACTGAGTTTCAAGAAGCAGTTACTAAAGAAGACTTACAAGCTGCACAAAGAGATGAAAAGTATTGGAAAAATGGTGGAGATCCAGTTCATATTGCAAAAGTAAGAGCTATGGCATCTCAATTATCAAGACAAAGAGATAGAGCCTCTTAGTAATGTGAATAGTCAAAGACTTAATTTTCTGAAACATTGTAATTACTAGAAGGCTCGTAGAACTACTTAGAGGCCCAATATTGGAATAACTTCAAGGTAGTAGTGAAGCGAATAACCAGAATAGTATAATTTTTAACTTATAACGGAGGCTATAATGGCTGTTAATACCATAAGCACTTCCTTTATTGAGGAGTTTGAATCAGGGGTACACGTTGCGTACCAGAGAATGGGTTCAAAACTTAGGAATACTGTTCG